GTCCAATCTTAGTTCACCAGTTCCAGTGTCGACTAGTTGACCGCTATCCAGGATCACTTCGTCGCCTCCATCGGGGATCAGTGTGATGTTTGCTCGAGCTTTGCTTTTAAAAAATTCTACTTCGAGAAAGTCGCATGTCTTCGGTGAAATAGGATCGTTGAACGTAAGACCGCGAGTAAGAATCTCGAACGGGACTTGAGTGTAACTGGATCCCAAGTAATCGGCGTAATCGTTTTCGGTGGTCGAGTCTTCGTCGATATGATCGCGCAAGTAAGCGACATTGTTATTCGTTGAATCCGCCCATACCAAACGTCGACGATCATTCAATGGCTCATAAATATCAAACATTGATGGTTGCCATCCAGACCATCTCCCGGCCCATTGTTTTAGATTGGTATCGTATACTAGGACAGTGTTAGGAACAGTTGAGGATCCCGTTGGAACAGCAAGTATGTATCGGCCTCGCCAAAATGACGCGCACGATTTTAAAGCTGATCCCCAGTTGATTTCCTCAATGATATCCTGGATAGGTAGCGATATAGGGTCGCTGGTTGCAATCTGGTCCTGTTGAAATGCAGTGCCTACTGAACGAACACCGTCACGGCTGAGAAAGAGTATGTCATCTCCAACTCTGACCGCTGACTTTTCTGCCAGGCAACCAACTTTATCGGAGACCATCTGCACGTTGTATTGGTCGGGAGTCAGTGATGGGTTTGCATCGATGACGTAAATTGAATTCTCTTTTAGGATCGCAATTCGGAAATCTTTGAATGGAACAATCGCACGTATCGCATCCGAGCTACCCGTTCCAACTCTGATGGAATTCAGCGGAGGAAATGCGTCTCCTGTTGCTGTATCGGAGTTACCTGGATCTGAGCTTTCGGTTCCACCAACCTCGGGCAAGATATGTGACACATGAAGCGTGTCGATACCTGTCGCACAAAACAAGCGAAACATGTGAGACGTTAGCGCTCGAGTATTTTCCGGTGAGTCTGTATCCGCGATCTCAACGGCAACATCATAACTGACGATAGTGCTAACATCATCCCATACGCTGTTGCCATCATCATCGACAAGAATGTCTTCAGATCCAGTTTGACGAACAGCAAGTATGTCTCCCGTGCCGTCTGTAAAATATACTGCTCCATTGATCTCAGTTACGCTGCATTGATGCGGTAATGCCGAGCTATCGTATTCCCCGGTGAATAAGATTCCAGTAGTGGTTGGCGTATGCAGATACACATTGCCATCGGCGAAAATCATCAACCCGTAATCCCAGGTAGTGACTCGCAGAGCGATGATCGCGTGGATCGTTGTGTATGTATCGTTGGAGATCTTCCAGGCGCCGCGCCGGGACTTTGTAATACCAGCAGTCGAGAGTTCTATGTTCTCGAGATTGCTTGCCAGGACAGGCGGGATGGTCGATGCGCGACCGTATGAGTTGATCCCCTGGATGACTGGTTGGGAATCATAAGTAATCGGATCATCTGTTGCATCATTGAAATAGACTGGCATCTTTAGAATCCAAAATCGTGACGGTCATACTCGCCGTTTACATTCGGTTGAAGTGTGGAAATGGCAGCAGATTGTCCGCGCTCAATGTCTCGAGCGATCTCAAGTAAACTGGATGCCTCTGAATATTTAACCTGGGCTTTTGCGTATTGCCGGGCCCGCTCCAGCATGTCTCCCTCGCAGAACGAAATGATGGCATTATCTATTCCTCGGACTTGTGGCTCATCATAATCATGCCGCATTGGCCTGACTCGCTTCTTACCGATAACAACAATCTTGATCGTTTCACCGTCGACGTAATCCGGATTGAGATTTAACCGAACGCGACAGAGAGAATACTTAGTCGAGTCCGCCGGGATGGTTTCGGTCGATGCACCGTTTGAAAATAATACATCGCCAGCGGTGACCTCTTTGGAAACGTAATGCACCTCATCGAAATCTTGAGCACCATAATAGTTGCTCGATGATAACGTGAGAGATTCGCTTACAGGGCGAGAGTTATTCTTACCTTTAAAGTAAATAGTCTTACCGCTATCGGAACTGTTAACGTGTGCTTTGAGCTGTATTTTAAATGGCTCAGAACTTGTTAACCTGGATAACGCGACTGGTTCAATTTCGGTAAACGCAACTGGTTTGCCGGTGCCTAGAATCTGATCTGGCTGAGTGCGGACCAGGGATTGCAAATCACGATACGCCATTAATTGATCGTCATAGATTATATTGATCGGACGAGCGATCTCATACGGAAGAGTAAACTCCTCTTCGTAGCTTGTGCTTACAGATGCGTTAGCGGTGTATGGGTTAGTGTCTGGAGATTCCCTGGTGGGCAAGTCAAACTCTGAAATGACTAGAGTGTCTTTCCATAGCCCGGTATCGACAACCATCTCATGCCGCTGACGAATAAAGTCTTTCGCAGCATTGATGGATGAAGCATCGGTTTTCCCGAGCTTGTTGCAGACAAAATTTGCTATTGCTGAGAGTGTCATGACCAGGCGTATACTTTAATCTTGTATCTGGCTGTTGATCCGGTTACATCGCTGAAATAGTAAATACCTCCAGCAGCCCGACCGCTGACTGAAGTTTTCTGCATCATGGCTAAAGCAAGCCCGGTGTTTGTTATGCTGGTTTGAAACTGAGCTTTTATGCTGGTCGAGTCGGCTATAACAGTTGCAGCAGCAACCTGATAGTTGTCACCGTCCCAGTAGTAAGCATTAGCCATGTCAATCTCATCCCCCACGCTAAACCCGAACCCAGAAGTATCGTCTGTTTCGCAGACTATTACTACCCGTATAAGCCTAGGAGTTGACGATAGCCCATGTGCGAAAGTGGCGAGGTTTGAAGAATCGTCCAGAATATCGTAAAGCGTGTCACCGGTGCTCGTGTAATAATTACTCCCGGTTGATGCTAACCCTCCGAGCGAACTCTGTAAATTTTGGTATGTTATTTTCTTTGGAGTGGATCCACCGTCGATGACCAGGAACTCATCTGGGTTTGCGATATCGCTTGAGCTAAGTGCATTTAGATCATTGACCGTCTTGTATAGGTTTTGGATCTGAACGCTTTTATTTACTCCGGCATTTTTGTCTTTGACTAGCAGCAGATCGTCTTGGCCGGGATCGGTTAGCGCTGTATGACCGCTGATCATTGTGGCGCCTATCGCTACATTATCTATGGTCCCAAAACTGAGCGCTGCATCTGTGCCGCCGGAAACTAAAACCGTGCCAGTGGCGCCTGGGCTCAACTCTTCAAAAACCCCACCAGATCCACTTTGAACGAGCGTTCCTGACGTACCTCCTGACGCATTACTTAACGTCGAGAGATTGATTGTGTTTGCGCTGATACTGGCACCAGTAACTGCATTGGGCGCGAGCTTTGCAGACGTAACAGAATCATCCAGGAGCATGCCCGTGGTGATCGTGTTCGTTGTGATCGTGCCATTGTTGACCAAGTTATTCAGCTTGGCAGCAGTGACCGTTTCACCATCAGTAAAAGTATGTCCGGATGATAATCCCATTATATCAAATCTAAGAGTTTGCGGATGATTGAGAAAGTGCCTCGAGATTTTTGATCTTTGACAACTGACTTCATTATTCCAGAGATCTCAATATTGTGTTTCTTCAACTCGTCTTTGAGTTGGTTGCCACAATCGAGAGCTGAGATTGTAGCCTCTTTATATTTTTTTGATCGTAACGATGCTCCGATACTTAGCGCACTCAACGCCAGAAAAGTGATGAGCGAACCAAACGGTATATTGAGTTGACCGGGTAACTCGGCTGCTGCTCGGGAGCCCGAACTAACCACCCAGTTTGTTTTGCTTAAAACGACATCGACCGGCCCGAGCGGAGTGCTCACAGTGTTAGTGTGATTTGTGATTTGCGGCTCATAAAACCTCCCGGTGAGGCTATCGAGTTGAGCGCACCCACCTACCAGCAATGAGCCGAGGCAGAGAGTTATGATCGTTGAATTTCTAAACATCATCTTTCGGTTTTCGATAATCGCGAAACGCATGCATCATTTTCAAAACCGCATACGCCAATGACGCGAGCGCAATCCCGAGTTGAATGACAACATTAATTTCACTTAACGTGACTGTCACACCGAGCGTGCTTACTGCCATTAACTTGGCGTGCTCTACCCAACTATTCATGTCTATGCCCAGACGCGTGCCGGGGTTACGGGAGTTGGATCTACGAGATAGTCATTTAACCCCTCTGCCAACTCTGTCTCGGATGGCAGTAGACGAATGTTCACATGAATGCCGTCAATAAAAGTTGCCTCGTTTAAAATCTCCCCATCACCCTCGGGCGAAAATTCGGCGGGCTGATCCACGATGAGTCCAACGATGTCAGTGTTTCTAAAAAGCTGTCGCTCCTCCCACTCAGTCTCGATTATGTTCTCTGGGTCCGAGTTGTCCCAAGCGGTCGGCACTTTTTCAAACAGAACCGAACGCATTTCCGCTTCGTCCGCGAATTTTAAATATAAATCTGTGTAGCTCATGATTTGTTGTCAGTTGATTTAGGAAGTGAGTGCAGCGAGTTCAGTATCGGAGAGGGCGACATTAAACAAACTGAGCCGCTTGATTGTGCCGTTTAGGACATTGCTGCCGTCTGAGCGGCTACCAA